CCTGGATCAAGTTCGCGCTCTATTGGAGGACCGGTTTAACGGTGCCCAGCGGATGTGTGGTACGGACTTCGCAAGTTTCGAAGCGTACATGGTGTGGCAGATGCGTGCCATATTCGAGTACGAGCTGTACAAGTACATGTTGTCGCAGGCGCCGGACGGCCGTGAGCTGATTGACGAATTCAGGGCGTACAGTCAAAACGGTCGTTTCTACATGCCGCAGGAGATGCGCGGCACTGTAGACTGTCGGCATTCAGGAGACATGTGGACCTCGGCTGGGAACGGGTTCGCAAACTACATGATCCTGGATTATCTGGCCACAAAGAAGCACTGGCCGTCGGTCACCGCCGTTGTGGAGGGTGATGACGGTCTGTACGTCCAGTCTGGTCCGGAGCTGACGGTCGCAGATTACGCTGCTGTTGGATTCAGTGTGAAGCGTGAAGTTGTCACGGATCTGGATTCGGCAGGGTTTTGTCAGCGATTCTGTGTGCGTGGAGATGCCGGTTTTCTAGTGAATCCGATGAAGGCGATGGTGAAGCTGGGATGGATCGATAGCCCCGTGTATGTTGACTGCAACATAGACAAGCGTAAGATGCTGCTGCGGTACAAGGTGGACTCCTGTATCGTGTCGGCTGGCCGTACGCCTGTATTGTGTGCATACCTCACGTGGTTGGATCGTGAACTCGTTGGCGTCGGGCGGATCGTCGACAGGACGACAAATCGTTTCTGGCATGAATTGCAGGAACATTACGTCGATGGCTGTCTGACCAAGGCGAAGGAGCTGATGTGGCGTGGACCGACGATGGCTCAGCGGTATTTCGTGGAGCGTGTCTGGGACATACCATTATCGGCGCAACTCACTCTGGAGCGGTACTTCTCCCGGCTTGGTAAGTTACAAGCCGTGCAGCACCCGCTGATACTCCGCTATTGTGAGCGATACTTCGCAGATTGGGTAGACGGTTGGCGATATGTGGTCCAGTGCCGGAAAGGTAGCCCCTGGCGGTCCTAGGTGTTGCGGGCCGGCTCGGGTAATACCCGGAGCGATTGGAATACTGTGACGATATGGCGGCGGCGGCACTCTCGTTGGCTAAAGGTGCTGCTGATGCGTTGGGCATACCAACTGACCCTGTGTCGTTGGTAAAGTTGGCGGTCAAGGGCGCCCAGAAGGCGTTCAAGGGCCGGAAGAAGGCACGGGCTTCTCGTGCGGCAGCGGCGGCGAGTGCAGGTGTACCACGTGGGTATGGCCGGCAGTCAACGCCTGCGGCTTACAATAGTAACACTGTGAATCGCGGTGCGAAATTGCGGGCATCAGGACGCGGA